CTGAGCATCTTCCGCATGCCTGCCGCAATCTCGGCGCTGAATGCCAGTTCGAGCATGTTCCAGAATACGGATGTCTCGCCGTTCCAGATGGGCTGGCCGTTACTGTAAACATCGTGCATCTCGCAGTGGTAGGGCTTGCGGTCCTGACCCTGGTTGTCTATCGGGAAGATGGTGTCGGCATCGTCCAGGCGCCACCGCCACTTGCTGCCGGTAGTGCAGAAGTTATACGGATAGGTGTTCTTCGCCCGCTGGTCGGTTCCGGCCGTAAACTCCACGAAATTATGATGGAATACGGCGTCGCTGATGTCGAAGCAGTCGGGGATGGTAGCCCGGAAAAGCTGCTTCCTCGCATTGACGAACAGTTCATTCAGCTGGTCGGCCGTGAAGGCTGATAAATCACTGCTTAAATACTCTTTGAGCTGTGTCTTAAGGTTAATCTGCCCGACCCCGATGTCCGAAGGGATGAATTTCCCTTCCGCCGCCTCATAGTAGTACAGATTGTAGAGGTCGGCATCGCCGGTCTTGGCAATCCAGTACTCATACCCCGTGCTCCGATATTCCGCAACAGAAGCATTCAGCTCCGCCAGCGTGCCGCCAAACGGACGGATGCGGTTGTTGCAGACATATACGGCGTTATAGGAATCTATCCACCTCTGCGCAGAGAGCGGTTCGGTCCCGTCGGCATTCAGCTCTCCGGCGTCGAAGTCCCAGCAATTGGTATCATTATATTGGAAGGCTTCCTCATCGGCATTGTACGCCCAGTATGACTTGCCGCGGTTCCAGGGCACACGGAACAGTGCCCCCAGCGGTGCGTTGTCCGAGCCCTCTACAGAGAGAAGTTCCGGGAAAGCCTCCGTATCATAACCGAAACAAAGGTCATCTCCCTTGTCCGGGCCGAACGTAAATTCTCCCATGCAAGTATATACATCCTGCCCTTCCTCGTTCACGGACTTCGAGAAGCCGATGAACGGCTCCTGATAGACGGCCACACGTATCTTCGGGTCGGCAACCATCGCCTCGTTCTTCATGCCTGTCTCCTTGAAGAGGGCATCGTAGGCATCCACGCTGCCTGCCTTGTGGTCCTGCATGGAGCTCGCCCAGTTCTTCTTGGCGGTCAGGCGCCCGGACTTCGGAACGTTGTCGTACATCAGCACACAGTTCTTGTCCGTGGTACCGTCGGCATAGGTCGCGATGGAGGCTATCTTGTTTCCATCAGCGTCCTTCAGCCCTTTCATCTTAAATCTAATATTCCACTCCAGGTATTTTTTGGAAGATGTACCCTGGCCTTCCACCAGCAGATTGGTAAGCGTGAAGTTCCTCTCCGGCTTGTCCTTGAAGAAGACTTCCAGATTACCCGCCACGCCCGAAGGGTTCATCAGGTTCGGGAAAGGCTTGTCTACCACAAACACGTTGTACAGCAGCTTCGTGGCATTGAAGTCGATATTCACACCCTCACCGTCCAGCACGAGGTTGACGTTTTTCTCCGCAAGCTTCTCGTCGGTGGTCACCAGCTGGTTGATATAGTTCTTCTGTACGGCTTCCGAAGGCAATGCACTGTCGTAGACACGCAGCCCGTACAGGTAGAGGTTGGCATAATCGCTACCCAGCACAATCTTGCCGTCATTGCGGAAGTAGTCGTTGTTCTCGTAGACATACTGCCGGTTCTTCTTGCCGTTGATGTAGAT